CTTACCCCTGTGATCCAGTCTTTCACTTGCTTAAAGAAGTCTTTTACTGCATCATAGAGTTTTTTTCAGAGTGGTTTCCCTACATTTCAGATTACTTTTTCTCCCTTCATTCTTCCAGTTCTGAAGTATTCAGAAAAACTATCTGCTAGATATTCCTCAGCTTGAACTTTATCAAGCTTCTTCTCTTTCATCACTCCTTCAAGGATCGATTCTTTTCTGGCACTATCTACAAGATCAAAAGTAGCATGGAAAAGTTCATGAGGAGCAGTTCCTTCTTTGATTTTTTCGGCAAGAGTGATGATTCAGTCCCCATACTTTCCATATGCCCTACCCCCTTCAGGAGTAGTGATTTTATCCACGATACTGATTTCTACTCCGTAGTCTTTTGCAATTTCTTCTACACTTCTTCCATTTCTAAAGTTTTTGAGCTCTTTTGCTCTTTCTGGAGTGATAGTCTTTTCAGTAGCATCTGCTACTCCATATTTTTGGTATCTAATATCAGGATTATTTGAATCAAATGTTCAAACATTATCTGTCGCTGACTTAATTTGTGTGCTGTCCTTTACGACAACCATTTTTTCCCCATTTCTAAAACGTACAATATATCCATCATAGGGACTATTATTTTTCCCATATCGTTTATTGAATTCAGCATCATTTGCAGAAGTTGTTAGGTCAAGAGGGTTCTTAACATCTAGGTATACTGCCTTAGTTTTACTTCCATAATTCTTAGCATTACGAATGTCGCTGGTAAAATAAAACCCATCTCCATAATTACTGCTTTTGATTAACTTTTTATCAAAAATACTAAAGTCAGCATCTGTTCCATGGTACATTACTAACGGCTCTCCTTTCTCATTCACTATTTTACTCGCATTTTTAGAGTCTTTTTCCCAGTCTCCAAACCATTTCTTGAAGTTATCGGTGTGCGTGATAGATTCTGCTCTTTGGAATTTCTCACCACTCTTACTCACAGGTTTCGTGTTCCTTGCTATTGTGTCTCCTAGAATGTTCCCTCACTTTGATCTCTCTTCTCAGACTGCAGTTTCTCCAGGAGCTGGAAGAGATTGTTCTTTATTTCTCGTATTATTTAGGAGCTCTGATTCTTGGAGAATTTTTTCACCAATCTGGTCGATCAACATTCTCTCCTCTGGACTCATTCCTTTCCCCGCTTGGATTTTTGCTTCTATTTCCTTAAGTCTTGCTAGTGAGCTTGGTGCAACATTATCTATTGCTTTTCTGATCGCTCTCTGTGAGAGTTTAGTTGCCCCTTGTTTGGTAAGCCATCCACCGATTGCACCAGCAACCATCCCTCCTATTCCATAGCGAGAACCGAGTAGTCATCCTCATACTAATCCTACTGCATTCGTGAAGTAGTCTGAGAGTTTAGTTGGTGTTTTAAAATACATATCTGTGAGCTTTCCCATCATATGTACCGCTCTGATTTCGTCTCATAAACCAGGTCTGAGTTCATCAAGTCTTTGAAGCATTCTCGCTCTATTTGGTCAGTCTAAAGTATTGACGATCTGCTCAAAATTATCTCTCAGTTGCCCTTTCCTATCACCTTGCTTATAGATCAGTCCATCTTCGATTTGCTCAAGTTCTTTTATCTTCTCGCTATAGAGCTTATCCGCCTCTTTGAGTCCAGGGACTTTCTCTTTCATATTCTCATCAAAGATACTTCTCATCCCCTTAATGATCTCAGTCCCTGCAGAAGGAGCTCCGTCAGGATAGGCGACTTTATCCATCTTTTTCCTTTGATTGAGTCCGACTTTTGCCTCATAGCTTTCTCTCGTAGCCCAGTCGTAAACTTTCTCAATAGCTCTCATATCTCACTCTTTCACAATTACAGAATCAGAGAAATCTAGTTTTCAGTCTTTGATTTTGATTCCATGGTCCTCAAGGTAAGTGTTCAGCTTCTCTTTTACTCCTTGATTATCAAATTCTACATTTGCGTTCTTGATTTTTTCATATAGTTCTCCAGTATCTCTGAGGGTATCTTTCTTGCTCTTGATTAAGTCCAAAATTTCACTACTGAGTCCTTTAATATGTTCGGTATTGATCTCTTTTTTGCTCTCAGGACTGAGTCCATTCTCCTCAATATATTGCTTTGTCCTTTCAAAATATTTTCAGACGAACGGATTGTTTTCGAGGGCTTGCTTTGTCCTTTTATCAAGCCCGATAAGTTTATCTACTCCCGCATGCAATCACTCTCCAATAACTTTAAGTGGCTCTTGTGTTGCTCTGAGTGCTGCAGCTCCAGCTTTAAGAATGTTGCTACTGTTGTTGTGCTGGATATTTGTTAGTGCATCTATTCCCTTCCCGTAGACTCTTCCTAGTCCAAGATCAGCTACTTCTCCTGCAGTTTTCCCAAAGTTCGCTACCTTCTGACTGAGCGCTCAAATTTTTGCATTTTTAGTAAGTCCACTCACTTTGAGCCCACTCGCAAGTCCTTTTGCTCCGAGTTCCGCTACTGTCAACGCGTCTGATGCAAGACCGACGGGGTCTTCTTCTATTGTCTGAGCAAGATTATCAATATACCTTTCTTTCAGTGCATTTCTTCCCTCTTCTGTGAAAACGGCTTGTCCAAGTCCAGCGATAGTATCTGCTGGATTTGTAAGCCCCCTTCAGATAGCAGTCGCTGTTTTTATTGCACTTCATGGTGCGTTAGCGAGCATTTTTCAGAGATTCGGTCAGATGTTTTCGTATCCAATATCAAGTAGCTCATCAACAAAATTTCTCTGTGTTGCTTTGATATAATTATCTACATTTCCATACAGTTTCTGAATGGCTGGAGAATCCTTAAACTTATCTTCTAGTCTCCATCTTTCTTCCTCACTGAGGGCATTGATTCTTTCTCCCAAAGCCTTCTCCCTTCCTTCAATATTGAAAAAACTCTTTGCTGTGGGAATCTTCTGTGCTCGATCATCAATCATTTCCATTCACTTTCCAGGGAGGTTTATAGTATCTACTACATCCCAAGCTCCTCATGAGAGAGGCTTTTGTTGTTGGGTTTGTGCTCTCCAACCTCCTTGTTTAAGCCATTGTTTTTCTTCTTTTGTGTAGCCATCATCGATATATCATGGTTTATTTTCAGCATATCCAGCTAAAAATTCCCCATACTCAATATCCCCAACCAAGAGGAGTTGGAGATTGTGTTTTAGATTCTGAAAATCTTCCTTGTTCTTATAGAGGTCTGGGAAGTATTCATTAGCAATCTTTGTATTTACATTATCCATCCAACTCAGATCCCCGTTATTTTGTTTTGCAATCTCCATCACTGCACCAAATTGACTACTTCTGAGTGATTTTTCTTTTTTCTCTTGTTCTAGCCTTTTCGCCTCAGCATTAGCTTTATCCTGCTCCCTTCTTTGTTTTTTTCAGACCTCAGCAAGCTCTTTGAGTGTGTCTTCAGTCCCGATTTTGAGCAGATTCTCTCCATCATTAGGTCTAAATCAGAGAAACCTACTCTGAGCTGGTGTCTCTGCTAGCGTTCCTGCTCCTACCTCACTTCCTTCTTCGTAGGCTAGACGAGATTTAAAAAATCTCTTCATTGCAGACTTGGGTAGTGTGGTACTTTGTGTAGGAAGCGGTGTTTTCTCTAACGGAGGTGTTTTAATCTCGGTGAGATTATGTTTTGTTGCATCCAGTTTCCCGAGTGGGTTGTTGGGGAGGTTGATATCCCCAAACGTCCTTACTCAGCTTTGAGGATTCTGATTAAGCCAATTCACAAGTAGATTTCTTTGCATGATGATCTAAAAATAAGGTTAAAATCTGATTTACTTTTTGAGGTATCTAATAGAGTTTTGATAATCTTGAGTAGAGATCAGCTTAGCTTTAAGTAGATTAGATTCAGGATCTGCTCTCACAGCTTCTTGCCTCTCTAGGAGCTTTTCTTCGATAAATCTCCTTTCTTCTTGGAGATTCTCGAAGATTTTTTTACATCTGAGCACCATGTCGTAGAATCCAAAAGGATACCCCTTGAGTCTAATAGCATTATCTCCTTCTCCAGACCCTGAGTTTTTACCGCTACCATTTTGCTCTAGGACATAGATTTTATCGCCAACGATACGGTCTACGATAGCGATATGTCAGTATTTTCATCTTGTCTTTACAATAATATCTCACTGCATAAGATCGTTCGTCCCCCATATTTTCTCCCAATCTGCAAAAAATGGAGCGTTAGGAGTATCTTTCGCATTCCCTAGCCTTCCGACTTTCCCAAGTCAGAGACAAGTATCTATGTAGAACTTTGCAAAGTCTACACACTGATATCCATACACTCAGTCGTAATCTACTCTTTGTCAGATTCGCTTTTCTCTAAAAGTATTGAATGGTCTCATTATAAACTATCTAAGAATCTAAAAATATTTATTGATAAAATCTACTGCCTTCTTTTTGTCCATATTGTATTGATGATTCTGATTGAGGCAGACTTTACGAAGCATAGAGTTCGCAAAGTTCATCGCTTTTTTTTCATCCTCCGTCCCATACTTTCGTTGGTCTGAGATAATTTTTACTGCTTTGCTCAACATATTTCTGTAGTTGAGCCTAGCCATATTTTCTTTATCGCTAGAGTCAAATACGATCTGCGCTCGAGATACCATCTGAGCGAGGTCTGAAGCTTTTATATAGAAGTATCCTCTATCTCCTCGTTCTTCTCCTCGTGAGTTAAGGATTTTGACAACTTGATTTTCGTCGTCATAATCTACACCAGCAACAGCGTGAGGTACCCCTCCTTGAGCAAGCTGAGCTACTGGATTACTAGCGGTAATCTTCTCTCGGTCAATCTTATTCACATTGAGAATAAGAAGCGCACCTGCTTTGAATACAAGCTTGAACATATCGTAAGTGATCTGGTCGAGCTTGATAGTAGAATAATCCTTAATGTATCCCATCTCTTTGGCATATACAAGAGCCTGAGTTGTAGTAAGCGGACCTTGGATATCAGCCGGATACTTAGAATTTACTAGAGCAAAGAAATCTGAACCGTTTAGGTACTCTCGCTCCAATCCTTCTGCTCTATATTTTGGATCCTTAAATCAATTGATAATTGAGCAAAGAGCAAAAGCAGTACAAGCAGCTTCATCTCTTTGGTTTGGAATTTCTTTAATTCATTCTCGTTTGTATGTCATCAGTAATAGATAAAGGCTAAAAGTTCAGGATTTTTGCTTTTTTTAATCAAGGGATGCGGTCTTAGACCTTCCCCTTGACCCTACAAAAATGCTAAAAAGGGAAAGAAGTACTCGGCTTCCTTCCCCTCATTCTTGGATTACTTTTCTGTTAACTTTGTAACAAGGTTATATACGAGCTGAGAAGCTCAATATACTCCCATTACAAATGCTACCCCCATCTCTCGAGTCTGTGGATAATATTTTGTAGCTACGTAGTAAATCGCTCATCAAACGAGAGCTACAATCATACTCACCATGGTTTTGCTGAGCTTAAATTTTCCTGCAAGCCAGGTAAGAGCAGAAGTCAATACTCCTGCTAGTGCGATTCATAGTTCCATGTTTTTTTATGATTAAAGGTTAAAAACTAGATTTTGAGTTCCTTTTTGATGTCTTTGATATCTGCTCTCATATCTGATACATTAGCACTGATATTCTTTACTCTTTCATCCATAATCATTGCATCTTTAATTGTGTACCTAGTATCTTGCACCTCTTTTCTCCAGGACTCAAGGTCTGTCAACCTTGCATCCATCTTATTAAAGAGTGTCACTAGTGCGATAATCTGCAGAGTAACAGTTATCACCAACCCTAGATTTTTAATAAATCGATTCTCGTGTTTTTCCATTTGTTTGAATAAGTAGTAAATAAAAAGCTATGATCAGAGTTGTCATTTAGTTTGGTTGTAGTAGGCGGAGATTTCTTCATGAGTTCGAGCCTTGCTTTCAAAAATCAACTCAGACAACCATCAACTAAAATAATATCTGTTGTGATATTTAAAATATCAAATTCTAGTTATCGGTCGTGATATTTCCGGACATCTCCTAGTATCATATTTTACCCCATCTAAATAGAGCTCTATAACTCAATTATCTTGACTAAGTAAGAAATGATGCCATTCATAAGTTCCTATATTCCTCCCAAAAGGAGCATCATAATTATCTGATGTTTGATTAGATTGCGAAGTCCTGTATTCTTGTACTTGGAAGCAATATTGTAAATCATTCTCTCCTGAGAATAGAATTGAATTAAACTGAATAAACCTAGCCCAGAAACTAATTGTCTTATATCAAGTTATACTAGGTAGTATTCAATTCTGAGTTCAAGTAAAATCAGCCACTCCTCAAAAAGAATTACTGATATTAAAGCTTCTATTGGTGATATGATTCCCCCTTCATGAATAGTCGTTTGTGTCCCTCTTAAAGGGGTAGTAAGCTATCGTATTGCTATTTACCTCTCGCTTCTTTGCTCCAACAGGTCGTATCTTCTTCTCCCCTAAGTAGACCTCAGACACTTTCTTGTCCCCTAGATAAATCTCCTTAACTTCCTTGTTCCCTATATTCAGCATTACGACTCAGTTACTAAATAAAGCGTATTTGCATCTTTACTTGCCACTGCGGTATGCTGAGCCTTTGTCCCAGCTCGAGTCTTAATCTCAGTATTACCATTCTGATTTTTTAGACTATTTACTTTCGTGATGGTATTGTCGTCTCAACTAACAGTTTTATTGGTGAGTGTTGCGACTGCTGAGTTCTTTTCAGTATCAGACGTGTTATCTACTTTCCCCAATCCAACTTGTGCTTTTGTGTGAGAATGAGGAGAAGGAGTAAATGCAGAAGGCTTATCAGCAATTTGACTCCATTCTGGAGTAGTATCTGAAACTAGTGTCCAAGAACTCTCTTGTCTTGGATCGTTACCGCTAAGAATAAACTTTTCTCAACTATCAGTCTGTATAGCATAATCTCCTTTTTGGACTTGAGAAGAAGTAAGAGCTAGTCTTGCGACCTTATTTGCTACCACTACTGTTTCCGTGGTGGCAATAAGTGGAATAACTGATGGATCCAGCTTTTTGTTGGCATCTAGTCCAGCGATTCCATTTGTTTGATTTTTTTGGGATTCAAGATACTGTTTGTTGACTGCATCTTTTCAGTCTACAGGATTAGCAACCTTAGTGATACGCAGATCATTAGCATTGATTTGTTTATAAAAGATGGTCTCTGATGATGTTATTCTTAATACATTTTGATCGCTTGTCTTATCCCAGACCCCAAAAGCGCCATTCCCATCTGAAAAGAATTCATACATTTTTCCATTAGGATGTTTTAGGTAGAGTGAAGCACTACCAGATCAGTTTCATGGCGTGATAATCAGTCCAGACAAAGTTCTTGCTACACTATTAAGATTCGTAGAAGTCAGCATATTTTGAAGAAGAGCAGTTATCTGAGCGATTGAATAAAGATCAAGATTAGCTCTTGCTTGTACTTTATCTGGAATATCTGAGAGATTATTAGCCTTTAACACATCTCCTGATCCGCTACCATCTCTTCCGTGATAGACTACGAAATCGAAAGTCTGCCCGTCTGAAAGAGTGATGGTATAGGTATCGGAAGTTCATGGTGAGCTATCTCCAGCCGTTTTTGCTATGTTAGTAATAGTAGCTCCTCTGATTTGATCTTTGGGAATCAGATTCTTCCACACATTCTCTCCTTGAAGTCTCCACTGGAGGTGAGTGGATCAGAGTTGGAACTCTGGGTTTTTACCATTTTCGCCATGCGGAATGATAAAATCATATTTTGTATCATCTGTCATAGTAATCTTGATAGTGGTATGGGTTGATTTATCAGTAGGAACAATACTCTTTATTCCGACTCCTGCGTTTCCATCTGCTCTAATTCAAGTGTTCAAATTTCCTATCCACCATACCCCATTCTCAATGTGTGGACGAAAGTTTTCTACAGCATTAAGGAGCTCATTCCAACTTTCATTAATTTTTTCTCTTGCTGTTTTTCCTGAATCTCATTGATTGATTGGTAGTCTTGGCATCTTATTTTCTGTATAAAGTAAAATTTAATCTTCAAATTTTCCCTCAGGAAGCCATATCCCAGCATCATTCCAATAGCCTCTTGCTAATATTCGCTCAGGCAGGAGTGGATGACGATAACTAATGCAGTATCTAAATTCATATGCTTTCATGGGTTTCTCCTCAATCTCATAGCTTTTAGTAGTTATAGCTTCTACCTCAATTTTTTTACACTCCATTAGGGACTTTGATACTATCTAAAACTTTTCCTTTGATCGTCTTAGCATTGAATCTGACCTTTTTTAGTCCTTTTACTCCTCGGATATCCATTTTTAGATTCCCTGCATTCCCCTTGGTGTTCTCTCCAAAGAGATCAAAAATAACTACTCAATCTTCAATTCTTCAGATTACTTCAATTTTTTTTTCTTCATTAAATTCGATGATCCCAAGGATTTTTTCGTAATCATTCAGATTGAGATCAGTTTTTCTCTCCCCTTGGACTTCTCGGATTTTAAATTTTATCTGTGTATCGCTTCATTCTAGGAGATACATTCTTTTAGTATTAGAGATTAAAATTCTGAATAACTTCCACTAAAGTTTATATTCATTGATCCAAAGACCTTCCCTAGCGTTCCTCCTCAGACAAAGCTTATTGTCGGTCTCGTTCATGCATTGATAGGACTATGAGGAGAGAGGAGTGCACATTTTTGTCCCGTATTTATCGTCGTATTCCCTATAAATTCACACTCTACAAAGTTCAGTGGACAGCTATTTTGAAAGTTAAAATACTCTTGGCTCTTTGACTTCCCACTAAATTTGCATGCTTTGAATATCATTCTTGAGCTGTTATTGTTTGGTAGTTTGAAGATATATTTCCCTGTATCAGTCTGATTAAGGACTCCAAAGTAGAGTTCTTTCCACTCCTTAGAGGCAATATTATTAAAGATTACTGTTTGTTGGGAAACTCTACAACTACGGAGGTCCTCAATAGTGATTTGCATATTCCCTAGTCTAGTAAAATCAGCCAATCCTGATCATGTGATAGTTATTCCCGTGTCCATCTGGAGAATTTGTGGTCAGGTGCTTTCGTTGAGTGTGGTGATATTACGACTACCAGTCCCCCTGAGATAGAGTCCTTCGCAGTTCCTTCGATCTGAGACATGTGATTGTCCTTCCATATCGAGGATAAGTTTCCCTTGAAGTTGTGCTCAGTCTTTGACAACTGCATTCATCCTTGCACCATCTCCGATCTGGGCAAAACTCTTTTTTCAAAAGAAGAGCCAAGTTGAGTTGATTTCTTTGAAAAATGTCGACACGATACCTGATCCTGATTTATTGATATTGGTATTTTTAAATATCATATGGACTCCTGAGCTTAGACAGATTTGATTTGAGGTGTTTGGGCATTGTATCACACAGTCTTCAAAGAGAATTGTTCTATTAAGATTCGCAGATTCTCTAAAATAAGGGCATCAATTATATTCTTCTGTAGGGAAACTACCTGCTCCTTTAAAGATAAATTTCAGTCTCCTTAGTACTGTAGCATCAAATTTCTCTTCTCGACCTCCTCAGATCCATTCAGAACTCTCAAGGCGGTTATATTTTCCCAGCCCAGAGACTACACTCCCCGCTGTACATACAGACTCTGGGAAGGAGATATTTGCAATCCCCCCACCGATCTTTTCTATAAAGTCTACAGCTCTTAAGATATCCCGTCTTTCAGTTTCATTGATATTCCCTAAAATCCCAATTCTTACCGCTTTATCTTTAAGTGCTTGTGCAACGGTTGAGTAGCCATATTTCCCATCTGGGGAAACGATTGCATCATATTTTGCCCCATATCCAAGTGCCATCATCTCCATGGTTACGACTTTCTGATTTACCTCGGTATCGGTGAGTTCATAGTTCTTGGCAAAGTCTTTATATTGAGCTTTTTTGACCTTTCCTGCGGTATCACTGGTCGCATCAGGAGTTGGAACAGGTGTAGAAGTGGTTACAACTCACCAAGTATTCGTGAGCTTATTGTATTTATAGAGTTCTCATTCATCATCAGTTGTTACGAGCATACCAGCTGATGGGTTAGGAATTCTTGCCAGATCCGCAAAAGTTGCTACTGAGGGATAATCAATTCCTCATTCGGTTTTTAGCCTTTTTTTAAAGGTTGCCGTCCCCTCACATACCATCTCTCAGGTATAGGTTTGTTTTCCAGTCCAGACAATATCATCATCTTTGTCAATAATATCTCCTGATCCAGCAGTCACAAAGCAGAGCGTTCATGGATTCCATTGGAGCTTTCTTTTTTCTATCACGCTTTCACTCTGATCATCAGAAAGTCCTCTTTTATGGAAAGTGAGTTGCCCGTTTACACAGCTTGCTTTTGTGGTCTCCATCACGGTTCTATCGTCATTTGTCAGGACGAGAGTCTCCTTGCTAAAGGTAGGGTAATATCTCTTCCCTTCTTCATTTACTTTATTGATCACTTGGGTGGTTTCTCCTGTAGTATCTGTTGGAAGTAATACTGACCTAAGTCTAAAACTTGTTTGATTGAGCATTTTTTTAGACAAAAAGCTAAAATTCTGATTTTTCATCTTTTTTATTGACCAGCATTCTGATCTTATTGAGCAGGACATCTACTCCGATAATTGCCCCGTCTCTATAGGCTATTTCTACAGGATCACTGTATCTTTTCTGTTCAAGCAGGAGCCCATTTTTCGTAGAACTCAGTTCCCTATAGAGAGCAACTAAGATACTTCTATCAAAGCTTTCAAGCTTCTCTTCTACGATGATCTCTTTTTCTGGTCTATATTGTCTGAGGTATTGGAGGTTGTTGTGGCGGCTCTGTTCCCACTCCTTGCGGTCAAGTAGTACTAAGTCCCAGTTCAGGAGTTTCTTGCATATCCATTGGAGGAAGTGTTTCATCTCATTCATCTCATATACTAAAACTATCTAATACTTTTGTAATCTCTGCTGTCTGGTCTCTTAGATTCTGCTCACTTGATTTGATATCTATGGTGTTTCTATCAATATTAAACAGCACATCTAATCTCTCCTCAATTGCTTGCCAGTGGCTTGTATCTTCTCCCATTTGAAGTGCCTGAGCTTTGAGGTTTGCTACCATTTGTCTTGCTTGAATATATTTTGAGATGTTTTCGACTTCGAGAGCTTTCATTGTTGATGCAGTTGCTGGAGTCGTGATCCTGACTTTCATTCCCCTTGCTCACTCAGAGAGTTTGGGAGAGAGGTCAAAGTAGTCCTCATACCCCTTTTCTTCTTCAAATCCTATGATTTCATCTTCCTCATCTCTGATGACTCTCTTATCTTTAAGTGGGATTTGATACCAGTTGTAGTTTCTGATTTTCTGCTGTTCATCCACCATCTGCTCCGCATACTGATAAGGAAGAAAGGTAAAGATATTTGAGAGCATTATTGAGAAGACTTGCTCGAGTCCGTGGACTCTGGTTTCGTAGACAGTCTTCAATCTATTATTTTGTTCCTCTTTCATCACAGAGGTTTCAAATGCGGTTTTTCATGGAGAAGTATAAGGAGCTTTGATATTGATTCCTGTGAGGATTGTCCCCATATCATCCATAAGCTGAATAATTTGTACCAACTGTTGGATATTGATATTGCTGTTATAGGGGGTTATATCTCTTGCGCTCCCCTTGGTCATCTCAATGATTGAGACCTCCCCAGGTTCAATATAAAATTCTCCATCTATTGCTTGCCCCTCTCAGAGGATCAGTGCGGTCCCTGAGTTAATCCATGCACCTCCGAGCATCGCAGAGAGGAAATTCTGATTAAGTCCTTTGATCACTGCATATCTCTCAGGAATACCGATACCATAGATACCATCACTACAGTAGTATTGAATTGGTATGAGTGGAAGCTCTCCGTGCTTCGTGCTTGCAATCCCGTTATAGATCACAACTTCCTCATTTACAACGATAATGTATTTTGCATAGAGCTTATTAAAGTAGTGCCAGATTTTTACATACTCGACATTCGGCTTTCAGTCCTCTGGAGTTCTTGATACTCCAACAGTATCAGCATTTTTAAACCCCTTTCTTGATTTTCCGTCAATTTCTAAGTATCTGAGTTTATATTCGTCAAGCGAGATATCTTCCTCATAGATACAGTCAATCGCATCCTCATACCTCTTTGCACTATCATCAAAGTAGGCTTTTCTGATAGGAATATCTTTTACCCTGATATGGAGGCTATCAACTCTTTCTAGTTCTCCATCAGGATTAAAGTATCCTGAGTTCTCTTTTGCGACAAACTTACTTTTAAGTTCAAGCCCTGAGAATACGACTGCTGTTCCGTATCTTGCTCTGGAGTAGTCTACACGCAGTCTGATTTCTTTAACAATGGATTCCTTATAGATAAAGTGATCCATCGTATATTTTGCGATATTCATCATTGTCCCATCGGCTTTTCCATCAGCTTCAATGTTGATCGGAATGCTTGCGTCCTGTGTTCATATAGAGGCTTCGATCAGAGCTTCTTCGATCTTCAGATTTGGAGAGATCTGACCATTCCCCTTCATTGTAGGCTTTGCCTTAAAGTTTCTATCTACCCAGTCCCATACTTTTTCGTATTCAGCTCTTGCATTTTTCATTGCCGTATGCCTCTCTTTCACGAGGTCTAGGGCTTTTTCATCGGATGCGCTGACTTTTCTTGTCCTCGCATCGAGCTGGGATTCCTGTATTTTTTGCGTATTTACCATAGTTCTATGCTCTTACGAGATAAATTTCTCTGTCTCTTTTCTCCAGTATAGGGATCAATAAATTCGGACTTTTCTTCTCTTTTTTTTGTCCTTATTGTTGGTTTATTCCTCCAGAAGGTGAGTGCCAAAGCGTCCGCATCATCTGGAGACTTCCCATAGAGTTTTCTCATTTCCTCTTTTGGCATGATTTTAATTCTTCCATCTGCTGTATTCTTATACTTGATCATAAAGAGGTCAGACCATTGTTTTTCGTCTCCCTCGAGCTTCATTCAGAGTCTGATTTCCTGCTTGAGTCTTCGGTAACACTCAGCTCTTTTGTTGAGGAAGAGTGTTTTATCATCTGCTGTTTCTCCGACATTTACTCCGTTTGCAAAGATTTGAAGCTTTGCCAGCTCCGTTCCCACATTCGCTCCTACTCAGAAGTTGTCGTAAAAAATATTTTCATCCTTGATTTTCTGCATAAATCCGAGGAGTTGATTTGTTCTTTGAGCGATCGTCTTTTCGTTAGATTGATTCTCTCTATAGGCTCTTTTTGCCACAAAGCTATTCCTCGCCACAAAGGAGCTATAATCTCTTCCGCTTCCTGAGGGGTCAATACCCAGCATATCAAATTCTCCCTCGTCTGTACTTCCTCTCTCCACAAATTCAATTTCTCCAGGATTAAAGAGCGGAATATATCCCTTATCATCTACCAGCTCAGCCCTAGGAAATTCTCCCTTTACTCTGACTCTATACTGATCAGAATCTTCACCATAGTCCTCGATAATTTCTTCGATAAAGCTTTCGTCCACTAGTGGACTTTCTTCACTGTTAAAGTTAAGGGTTTGAAAACTACCTCTTGTCTTGGTAAATGCTTTGTAAAAATAACCTTCAAGTCTTGTTGGATTGCTAATCATGATAAAGAGTGCATTCTTGTTTGTTCTTGCACTCATTGCCACTTCAAAGATTTTCTCATCTACCCCACTTGCCTCATCGGCAATGATTGCCAAGTATTCAGAGTGTAAACCAGCGAGTGCTTCACTATTTTCCTTCGTTGAAGTCTTTGCTCTCGCATATCGGGCTTGTCTATCTTTCTCTTCTTTTCCGACTCTCACATAGTCTTTAGACCAATCAAATCGCTCTGCGACTGGTTCTGGCAATCTACTTTTCCAGAGAGCAAGTTCTTTCCAGAGTACATCTTCCATTTGGATTTTCCCAGGTGCAGTGCATCCGATTACGCTATGCTTAAAACAGAAAAGAAACCAAATCATAAAGATTGAGATTACTGAGGATTTTCCGATTCCGTGTCAGCTCCTAACTGCGATTTTCCTTTTTCACTCTCCATTCATTGCCCTTGCGATAGCGAGCAAGATTTCCACTTGTTGCCAGCTCAGCATCTTCATTTTCTCAAAGGGCTCAAACATTGAGAGCTTCATGCGAGAGTAGTCTCCAGTTGCTCTACAGTCCTCAAGTAAACTTAGCCATTCACTCTTGATTCTCTGCGTGCGAATACCAAACATATCCGACACCCAGAGGAGCGGATTTTTTCTGTAGGCTTGATATCTTTCGAGTTCACTCATACCCAGATTTTGAGAGCTAAATTTTCTCTACCATAGGCAATTTCCATAAAAAGAAAAAGTGGTATTTTTTAGCTCCGATATTCTAGTTTCTAAGCCAATAATTTTCTCTTGGATTTTAAGGTGAAAAAGTTATAGTCAGAGTTAGATAAAATCTTTATCTTCCAGTCTCACATGAATTCAAAATTTGATTTCAAACATATCATCGCATATCTTCTTAATGGTTGATGGGTACTATGAATTATCATACTTCTCATTACTGGTGGCAAGTGAGATTTACGACTGACTGGTTTTCGATTATCCCAATTATTCCTTCCTTGACTTATTTATTATGGATGATGGGTGGCAAAGATACCGACTAAACCAACTCCACAACAGCTGGAGAGGAGGAAAGCTATCTGAGAAATAGTAGTAACAACCCTATGACTTGCTTGTTTAATTGTTCTTGTCTGGCAAGTGATAATCTATCTTTCTTCGCTTGAGACAAGTACTTTACGGGGGATAGGATGGATACTTGGCTTGGGGTTAGTAGGAGTCATAATTTGATATCTCGTTTCAAAAATCATCCTTTGGATACTTAGAGGACTTAGAAGATGAGCTGTTGATATCATTTCTGATGCGATCAAAAAATCTAAAGAATAAAAAAAGAAGCAGGGGAGAATCCTGACTTCTTTTTTGTTAAAATTTCATTCCGTTTGCTCCACTATTCCCATCAGGAGCCGTAGGCATCACATAGCTTGAGAGCCTATTCCCATTGATATCACTTCATGCATTGTTATACATCGCTTTAATAGCTGTATCTCTCGCTCTCTGTTTGATCCTAACGGTTTCTTCTGAATCTCCTGGCTGAGGAAAGTATTTCTTATTTTCTTTTTCAAATTCTGTAGGACTAATGGCTGCTCCTGACTCTTGCCTCAGTACCGCAGTGATAAAGTTCTCTCTATATACCTCAAAGGCTTGTTGCTCTTTATCTTTCATCCAGTTTGGAGTCCGAGAAGAGTCTTGAATGTATTGACCTGATTTTGACCTATTCATAAAGATTTTTTCATATTCAGTGATTTTTGATGCTGACTCATACATCCTATTTGCAAATCCAAAGCTTTTTGCCTTAAATTCTGTCATCTTTGATGGCATCTGAATATCTGTCATCTCCTCTGGAGTCTTCTTTTCACTTCCGTCTCCTTGTACATTTGGAATGTGATATCCTGCAATTTGATCTGGTCTCCATCTTCCTCTATGCACAGTTTTATCATTATTCCAGTTCGATTCTAGAGTATTGATTGTTCCATCTGCATTAACCCCAGTGACGATTGCAGTATGTCAAAAGGTGCGACCATTACTTCCTTCCTTGAAGGCTGTATTTTTCATGATAGCTACTGATCCGACTTGAGGTGCCGATGAGTTGATGCTGTTAATCTTACTTTTATAACTTCCATCATCGTGCCCTGTAGCGTCTCCGATTGATTTCAGGTAGTTATTAGTAAAGCGTCAGCACTGTCCACCTATAGTTCATTCTGGATTGTTAGCGATGAAGCTATTCATCTTCTCCTCAATATTTACATTATTAGAGATACTACTTTTACCTTCTCCATTGATCTGGATAGGTTTTCGAGTTTGTGTTTGAGCATCTCGCTGGAGAGTTTCATCTCCCGCTTTTACGGTAGTTGGAGCCTTCCCTATTCCTTCATTACCGAAGAATTTTGTGGCTCCAGTTGCTTTATTATATAGCCCTCGAGATGCAGACGACCAATTGTCTCATTTACTTTGTATTTGTTCTCTATATTGAGCAAAATCTTTACTTTGAGCGATGAGGCCGATCGCTTCTTGTGGAGTATATCCTTTATCAATCAGTTCCTGAGCTGTTTTTTGGAATGCCATACCAGCTCCTGTAGCATAGCCATTCAGCATATTTGCCACAGCTTGAGTTTGATAACTTCTAAGCTTTTGATAATCTCCTTTGATTCAGAGTTCTTGTGCAAGCTCAGCAACTTGCTCTCTATTCATATTCATACTCTCAGTTTGGAATTGCTGTATTTTTTGGTTCCTGAGTGCCATATTTTGCACACTAAGTGCATTGAGATTTGAGACATTGGTGATGAGATTTGTGAGATTTTCTTGTTGTCTTTTTAATGCTCTATCATAGATATTTTCTGCTTCGGTGATAAAATTCTGCACTCCTTGAGCAAATGCCATTTGTGCTTGGAGTCAGAGTGTTCCATATTTTTGTTGGACTTGAAGCATTCCAGAGACAAAGGTTGTCTTTGCATCTCTAAGTGCTTTCTGTGAAGCTTTTGTAAGTTCTTGCCTATTGTTTTTCCAGTTTCTCATAATATCACTGATTCCATCAGCGAGTTGCTGATTCCCTCTGTTATAGTTTTTTGTCAGGTCGTCTAAGATATTTTTTGCTTGATCCTCGATATTGTTGAGTCCTTCAATTGCTCCAGAGGAGAATTGATAGCCATATTTTCCTGCGAGTTTCCTTGCATTAACCATATTGAGGTCATTCTGCTTTTTTGCTCTTTCGTAGTTGGTATCATAATCTTGTTTAAGCTCTTCTACCTGCCTATTTGCTCTCTGGAGTTGAATATCTTTCTCCTCATCAAGTCTTTTTATCTTATCATCAAAGGGTTCTGTGATTTTATCTGCTTCTATTTTCTTGAGCTGATAGTAGTCTCAGATACGAGATTCCTGCCCATTCGAGGCAAGGATAAGCTGATTAACTTGGTCTTCACTGATCCCCATTTGGCGGGCAACCTCACTCGTGCTCATCCCTTGGGTCTGGAGCTTGTTTACCTGTTCAATATCACTCTTAACCTTATCTGCATTCTCAAATTTATCCCTAAATGCATTATCCAGGTGTCAGAGCTTGCTCTTATCTGATCCTCGTCCTACTCCTACTCCAGCAACTCTTTGGAGTGCCCCTTCGAGCTGTTTTCTGCTCTCAGGATCGGTTGAGTTCCAGACTCCTTCCATGCTCTGGAGATTTTTAAGAGTGTCTTCATACATTTCAGGATACCTTCTTTTGAATTCGTCCAAATTCTCAATTCAGAATTTCTCTTTTAATGTTTTATCCACATTTTCCCAGAAATCGTGAGGATAAGAGTTGTTTTGATTTTGTTGATTTGAGTAAGATTGTTGAGGGGAATTATTCCCAGCAGAACTTGCCATCGCTCCCATCCTTTTATAGATAGCCTGTACCGTATTCTCTTGCCCCGCTTGATCATAGTTGTTAAAATCATCAAAATTCTGAAGATAGCTCCTGATTGATGCTTGGTCTCTTTTCCCCTCATTCCAAAGTGCATTAGCAATCCCATTGTTTCTAAGTTCTAGATATCCTGGACTTCTTCTTTCCGCTTGCTCTGCACTTGCGCCAAAATAAAGCCCATTATTCTGTTTGGCAAATCTCTCAGTCCTGAGATTAGGATCATATTGATAGTTTCCCCCACCACCAGTTCCTTGTCCTTGATAGGCACTCACATTGCTGGCTCCTCAGGTATCTCCGTATTGATAGGTTGTGTTAGGGTTGTATGAGGGACTTGGAGTATTAAGTGTCGGTTGTGATGGAGTGCTTTGATTTTCTTGGTCATATTGATTTATAAAACTCTGGAATGCTGGATCACTTCAGAATTGTTTCCTTGCTCTTTCTTGATCAGCCTTGCTCATATTTGCAAAGACATTTTTTGTATCATTATATGCCATTTTCTAGCTGTTATGATGTAAATCTTGATTTATCTTTCGGGTCATTCTCATACAGGTCTTTATATCAGATTTCTAGTCCTGAGAGGCAAAACTCTCAAAATGAATTCCCTTTAAATACCACTTGAATCTTCTTCCCTCTTGCCCTCAAAAAACCCTTTGTTATCGCAAATTCAAAGGCTTTTATACTCGTTGATGCTACTTCCCGAGCGACGGGGCTTGATCATGCAGGGGTCGATACATATCAGGAGATCGGTCATTCTATGGCTTTAATCTCTCCTTCATAGACTGATTTTCAGTCTACCAGAACAGAAATCTGTATATTCACATCATCCTCTTTTTCCCCATAAATATTGATTTCCCTAAACTCTTTACGATAGAGTGGACTTCAAAGACTTAGTACTGCAGTTCTTCTTTCTCGTTGGATCTGTTGCCCATCATCTGAGTTTCCTACCTCATCTTCATAGATGATTTGTTGATTCGAAGATCCAGCATAGTATCACAGCTTATGGTTTACTGCACAAGTAAAATACTTATTAGTGTCTACAAAAAAGCTATCAGCATTCACATCATAGACAAGGACAACCGTGGTGTAGGGCTCCCCTTTGAGTCTTAGATGCCAATGCACTGTCTTATTTTTCTTGTGATAGTAGCCAAAACTCGAACTCTGGTCCTCATCCAAACTATCTATAAATCCTTTGATACTTAGATTCGCTCTTTCAGTAATATCTCAGATTGCGGTTTCGGTTACTCCTTGCATATAGTTCAGACTTTTCATCATGTTTTCTTTTGTTCGAAAGAAGACTCTATCATCAGCTTTCACAATCATTTTTGGATTCGCTGGCTCATTCATCCCAGCAATAGGGATAGAAACCTTGTGTGTCAGTCCTCAGGTCTGAGAGTCCTGAATAACCTCTACGCTATCTTCCGTAAAAACAAAGAGCTTTTCCCTCGTTGCACAGAGCCCCGTAATCTTGCTACGAAAAGGGATTTGCTCGGACTCTCTCGGCTCTTTAGGTTGCTTATTTTCTTGAAAAATTGGCAACGCAGTTCCTTCTCCCCAGACCGTGCTTTTATAGAGGATATTGCTTTTTGCTCCGCCTCATGCCAGATAGATACACTGTTCATAGGTCTCTCAGAATCTTGGGTTTGCTCCATTTTCTATAGTAAGTGAGGTCGCAGTGTTGGCTTGGGTATCATAAGCTGATCCGCTGCTTGTTCCATTGAGGAGTAAAATTCGCCTTCAAAATTTAAGTATCCCAGTGATTGCGTTAATATTTGTCACTGCTGTTTGTTCTAATATCGCTGGATGCTCTTCAAGCTTTACTTTCCAGAGCCTTTTTTCTGATACGGCATAGAGACGATCTTCAACACTAATCATTTCATCAATCTGCATGCTCTTCTTCCCATCAAAGACTTTCTTATAGCCATCTCTTCTAATTGTCGTTGCGTTCCTTACTCTGATATTCTTTGCATAGGGTGTATAGCTCGGAGGCAAGAGATGTACCCCTTTATCTATTACAAGTCCCCTTGCAAAAGGAGATTTAATACTTTCTATTTTGATTCCTTCTAGCATTCTTATCGGGTATCAAGAGTTAAAGAGGCTGATTTGATTTTTTTCCTGTATTGTTTTGCAGGGGTAGCATAAAAACTATACATATCTTCTAGTGCGGAATACCCTTTAGCGAGGAGTTCCTTCCCCTTATTGATTTCGCTCGTATTGATAAGAAGTTCTCCAACGACCAAATAGGGGAGTATCTTAATCCCATAATCCTCAGGGAATCCACATTCATCATCATCACTTTCCATCTTTGCTAATGATGAGGTATAACTTATTCTGACTGCTCATTCAAAGTTATAAAAAACCGCTACTTTCCCACCCTTAGTAGGTTTAATACAGTAGCATGGTGAGGTTTTCTTCCCCTCTCTAAAATCAACGAGTTCCAATTGTTTATCTCTCTCAATATCCCAAAAATCTGAGGCTTTGATAATACTACCCGGAAATTTATAAGCAGAAAAAATCTGACTTCCTTTCTTGTGATAACCATTGATCCCACTGATTTCAGAGAGTTCGTTTGCACTTTTACCTCAGTAGGTAAAGATATTCCCATTAACTTCAAGAATCCCTTGTTCTTTGAGTCCCTGGGTGCTAGATACTTCAGCTACTGCTGTTTCCTCATCAACATCTTGATTTAGAATAATACTACGAGGAATGTTTAGTGTTTTTTCTTTATAGACAAAATCTAGTAACCCTCACTTGATGGCTTGTCCAGTGATGATATTTGTTATTTTACATCTACAAATATCGTCAATAACTGAGTGAATGCTAGGCATTATCACTTTCTCCTTATCAAATACAGGAGAAGTCTGATCTTCTCACAGCAAAAAATAGATTCTATCAATGAGCTCTTTTTTTGTATTCATGTTCTCTCTTGTATGTGATAAAAAGAAAGGGCAAAATTGCCCTTGTTTTACTTTTCTTCCTCTTCCTTGAGCTTTTTCTTAGACTCCTTTTCAGGTTTTTCTACCTTTTCTGGTTCATTTTCAAGCTTAGTGTGCTCTTCCTTGAGCTTTTTTTGATATTCCTCTCTAAATTCTCTTACGAGAGCCTCCTTTTCGGCTTGTGTTTCTGCCTCATCGATTTGAGTCTGTTGCTCATCACTAAAAGGCACTCAATATGCTAGACATTGCCCTTTATCATAGAGCTTAGTCCAATCTGGTCATATCATCATTGTTTATTATTGTCAAAGAATAAAAAGGAGATAGGGGCTTCTCTTCCCGCTATCCCCAGTATTTGAGATTTACACAGACTTTACTCTGATTGGATCATCATCTACTACTGTTGTTCCTTTACTTCCTGCAATATATGGGAAGTTCAAGAACCCTCTGGTATAGATGAAACTAAACATATGCACCTCATCTCTGTTCTCATCTAGTTCCTTGGCTGGATCTAGCATTGGTTGTCTAGCCCACTTGAGTTTGAGTTGTTCCTTAATCTTCTTCTGACTTGCTACAAACCAGAATTCAGAGGTATCAGCACCATCCATCAGCGTTGCAAGCCTATCCCATATCACAATCTTAAATTTTCCTTTATTGATATTGATTGCATTATCAGCAGATCCAGGCATCTTATCAGAGTTGATAAGGATGTCTGCTTTCCCTCTATTAAGTGGAGATACGATAAGGAGATCATACTTTACCCCTCTATTTTGCCCGAGCCTATTTTTTCTTGTCGCTCCCTGTACATACACTGCATCAAGTGCTTTTGCACAGAGTTTAGGATGAGCAACGCTTCCTACTTTGATAATATTGTTATCTTCGTCATTAAAGAGTGCTCTACCATTTTGACCTATAGCCCCCATTGTCTTACCAAAGACATCAGTATAGCTTGCAGTTGAGAACCCTCTGAGCAAAATATCAGCCAAAGACTGATCAATCATATCAAATCCTTCATCTACGATTGATCTAATTCTTGCCTCCATTGATCCATTCTCATTATAGAGCTTCATTTCTTCGGTGATTACTACCTTAGCTCCATACTTATATTTCTGGAAAGTGAAGGTAGTTGATTCACCAGGCTTTGCATTTCCATACTCAGCCCCTTCTGGAATATAGCCTACTCCAGTAAGTCCTTCTTCGATGAGAACCGTATCATTTCTGTTCTTATTGGTCTCCTCGTCAAAGAGCTTAAGACCGACTAAGTCAGAAATCTTGTCTTTGACTGACTCCTGAAAGACTTCGTCGATCATCTTCAAGTGGGAAGTCTGGTCCCAAAAACTTGGTGTATTGATTGTCATTCTTCTAGTCTATTAACTAATAAAATCTTCCGATTGCTTTTTTATTTGGCAATACGTGGAGGATAGTAAATACTCCTCCTGTAGCCTGTGCAGGATCAATAGAATTCTCATTATTGAGCTTTACTTTCGTTCCTACTTGTGCTTGAGTCCCCTGAGTTTTTGTATCTACTAAGAACTCCATTTCAGGGCTGAGGATAGTTACGAGAATAGGCTCGTGAACTCCAGCTCCTGTTGTTACAGATTGCTCTGCTACTGCGAAGACCGCAGTATCTGACGCTCCAGCTTTATCTACATATCCTGCAGAGATTTTGAGAGCATCTCCTTTTTTAATGGTTGTTGAGGAAGCAGTCAAAAACTCTCTCCCCATACCATAGGTCTGCTTTTGTGGTGTAAACATTCTTATACAGTATAAAGGTTAAAAATCTTTAGAGACTCCATACTTTGAGAGCAAACTTCCATTTGCTTTCTGTTCTTTATATCTCTGATACGGAGTCTTTTCTCCAGCTCCAGTTGCTCTAGTCCCTCCTGAGACTCCAGCTCCAGCGAGCTGTTGTTTACTTGACTCCAATCCTTGTTGGAATTCGTCAGTGTCCTTAATGAGTTTTAATGCTCTTTTTGCCTGTTTTTTAACCTCTTCTGGCGACCAGTCCTTGTCCCCCATGAGATTATCAAACTCTTCATCAAAACTCTTCTCCAGTTTCCCACTGATCTTGAATTCCTTTTTAAAACTCTCCAAGGTCTGCTTCGCAACTGTTTTATTTGCAATCGCTTCAGCCCTTTTTGATACATCCTCCATATCCAAACCTTCTTCAGGCTTCCCTTCCTCTTTGATTGACTCATAGAGCTCCTCAGCATCTCTGCTAAAGTGCTTTGCAACCGCTTGAGCAAGCACCTTATCGGTTTTATAGAGTTTTAAGAACTTAGTGTTATCTACAGCAATCTTTGCAATCCAGTGGAGCTTTTGAGCTTCTTTAGTGGATGCCTTGTAGTCTTTAGAGTCTTGAAGGAGCTTATCATATTCATCTTTAGAGATGCTTACTGAATTCTCCTGTTCCTCAGACCTATTTTGCTCTAGGTTTTCTTGTTCAAGTTCTTTGTTAGTTGTTTCCATTCTATTTCTAGCTTAGGAAAATAAAAAGTTGGACTTTATCCCGTAAGCCCAACCATAAATAAAACATTCAAAAAGAAAAAGTGGTATTTTTTGCTTGCTAGATTGTAGATGAGAAGCCGTCATTTTTTTCAGTATTTTTTAAATCTGATTTTTCTTGCTCTTTTTCTTCCGCTTTTTCGGCTAAGAGCGTAAGATTAAAACCAGATCATTGAATATCTAGCTTATTCCTTTCCTCGTAACCGAGATTTGCTTTCTGATAGAAGATTGCATAGTTGGCAGGATATTTTCCCACCATTGCCAACTCAGTGATCATTGTATCCATAATATCTTTACATATCTCACACGCATTTCCAAAAGCTTCAAATTCTGATGCCCAAGCCTCTCTGGTCTTATCATTGATTCCTTGTTCCATACTCCGTCTCTTAAAAGTCGGAATCATTGGAGCTATCGCCCTTTTTGTTGGTAACTTATAAAATTTAGTGTGATACTCTGCCTTTGTTTTAAATCGTACTATGATTTTTTTAGGATAGTCTTCCTTGTAGGTTAATTCTCCTCAGCAGGCACACATTCACTCCTGCCATAGCATTCATCTTGGTCTCTGGATATTCCTACACTGCGGACAAAAAACTACCTCGCCTCATGAGTCTTTGATCTTTTGAGTTAGATCAGCTATGAGCTTTTCATAGAGTCTCTTTTTCTTGAGGTCTTTGAGGTTGCTAGGCTTCTTTTTTACCTCTGTCGCCTTTGTTGTTTTTCTGTACACCATTTTAAATATCTGTCAATAGACTAAAATTCTGATTTTTCACCTATTTTTCTCGGAGAAAACGGATGCTAGAGGTCTATTTCGGCTTGTTCTGGACTATATTCTCTAAAAATCCGCATCTCTTGATAAAACCAAAAATAAAATGTCAATATTAAGTTCCTAGTTATTACCGAACTTCATACCTTCTACTGCCACATCTACCATAAATTGGATCTGATTCTCTCTCCATCTCTCATACTTAGCACGGAAAATCGGCAAGAGTATCTCTTGAAAATACTTCTCCTTACTTTGAAATCTATTCCTTCTAGGAACTCATTGAGTATAGAGAATTTCTAAATTCTGAGTTAGAATTTGACCTTTTTTTAGTTCTACTTCTATTACTTTAAAACTCACAAAATCCTTTTTCTTTTTTCTAAAGAATTTTGGGTCTTTGATTATGTAGGTGTAGGTAAGGTTGATATAGTTATTATCCATCTTGCTTCTGTTAAGTAAAAATTTAGGTGCATTCAATATCTTCATGCACTTCTTGCAAATCGTAGAGTTACAAACTCAAAGACACAGAGGACAGAGCTTAACTCAATACTTTTGTTTCCGTAAACTTGTTATTTTTTGATTTTTATACAAAATTCTTGAGCATTTGGTGCAGTATTTTGCATTATCCTTACAATTAAGTCAGCATATCATGCAGTTACTCATTTCCTCTGTGGGATTTTTGATATAAAAGATTTTGATTTTTGTCTCAATTTTGTTTGCCCTTGATTATGTTCTTTAATTATATATACAGCATATATTTATATCATTATTATATTATCATGTGGCTTATATTCTACACTTCAAAAAATCCCTTTAATGGAGAAATCTTTCATAAATGGACGATTTCTAGTTTTTTAATTACCGATCTTAGTGATATGATAGTAACAGAGAAGGACATAAAGGCGTTATGTGCAAAATCATGAACACAATTGATATGAATTACCAACATGGTTAAGTTAGATAAAAAGCAAAATTAGTATCCATAAAGAAGTAAAACTCTATGCTCTCTCATAAGTCTCCTTAAAAATCTCAGGCTTGCATGGATAATACTCTCCTTTGATACCCTTGATAATGTAATCTCCCTCTGAGATTTCCATCATTCCCTCTAGGGTTTGGATCATTACTCCTTCTCAATTGCATAATGGAATATTAGGGAATACCTTTTTTAGGTTCTCCTTTGTTGTAAACCTTACAGCTTCTATTACTACAGGCTTCTTTCTGTATTTTTTTACTCTAGGATTTTCTTTCTCCTCCTGTTCCTCCTTATATCTCCTGAGTTCTGCGACCTCTTTCTCAAGTTCACTAATTCTAGCTTCCTTAGTATCGATCCTTGATTTCGGAAACCAGTCAATATATCTGTTGAAATCCCCAATGTTCGGATAAGTTGGGGTTGGTCAATTTGGTCTGTTTTCTGGCATATAACACATGATTCTAATTGGTAAAATATAAAATCTAATTACTCCAACCATTCTATTATCCTCTCCAATCTCTCGATATCTTTTTGGAGGATTTTTATTCATCTATTCGCCCTCTGAAGGGCACTCTCTGAGACTGATTTATAGCTTCAGTATCTGTAATTATATTGATACCAGGACTTATCATATTTTAGGCATCTTATTCGCTCATACTTATTCTCTATCCATTCTGTAAGAAGTGAGATTATCCGTTCCTTCATGCTGGAGATATAAAAAAATAAATCTAATTAACTATTCTTGTAGCCCTCTAGTTCTCGTATCTTATCCACAGCCTTTTCGTAGGCGAATTTGTTTCCGATTTCTTGATCGTAGCCCTCCTTCTTCATGCAGGCACTTGTCCCTACGATCTCAAATCAATTCTTCAGCGTGATTAAACATACAGTAGTCTTCTCTCAGAGCTTACTGTATTCTACTTTTTGAATCTGATCTGTAATGTTCTTTTCTGTTAGCATGATGTATTTGTAATAATAAAATAAATCTAATTCTTAGTCTCTCATAGCCTCATAAACTGCAACTGTTATTAACCCTACTCCTACTACAAACTGTAATATAAATGTCTCCTCTGTAGTGCTTTTTGATGCTCTATCTAGTAGGACTAATCAAAGACATATGATTGCAAATATTACTATTCGACTTTTTCCTCTTTCCAATTCTTGAAGTTCTTCTCCTATTTTTCAACTTCTCCAGATTAGACCATCTATCTGTATATTTAAGAGATTGATACTCCTTTTTAGGTTATCTATTTCCTGTTCTGTTTCTGTATTACTGAGTTCCCTCTGATTGATATCATCATGGAACTCTACATGCTTATCTGTATGTTTTTCCCACGGCTCTAATTTTACTTTTGGCTGAAGCTTCTTTATGTTCTTCCATTTTTGTGGTTTCATGATGTTTGGTATAAAAAATATAAAAATTCTGATTTATTCTCTTTTTAATTCTTTTTCGTATATTCCCCTCCAGTTTTTCTTTGGTTTATAGAAGTTCTTAGTCTCCCAAAGTCTCTTATTCTCAGTTATTAAGTCTGGTATCAGC